CATGGCAGCTTGGTATTCATCGCTCCGATGTGATTCATCAAGGAAGATGAATTTTCTCTTTACATCTCCGCTATAAGCAATGATTTTGGACATCTTGTCCATAGTGTTCGGGGCTTTACTGTGGGTGCAGCTACACTTGTAACCTTGCTCTTGCAGTTTGTCATCGACATATTTGCAGTACAGTTCACCACCGTTGTTCGCCTCAAAATTGATTTGACGGATCTCGTTTCCGATAATCTTTCCGGCAACAATCGGAATTGTGGTTTCTTTCGGCCCCCGATTGAACACCCAATCGAAAATGTAGACATCTCCGTTCTCAAATTCTCGGCCTATCGGCATTGACAGGCTATCGCCACCGCCCCAAGCTACGTCACAAGCCGAAACCACCCTGGAATCACCTTCCGGCAAAACTCCGTTGTAAAATCGCAGTTCATCAACCGGAAACAGCAATCCTTCACGGACAAACGGATTCTGTTGGTACTTGGCTTCCCATTCGTTCGGATCGAGCCTTGCCTTGATATCACGGAAGTATTCCGTACTAAAACCTCTGCCATATTCATAATCGAAGTTGGATTTTCCGTCACGATTCAAGGCTGGCAGACGAAGGAACTTGTAATCGGGATCTCCACCTCTTGTGGATTCGATTCTGCCAAGCGGATCTAGCACATTCCACCTTGTGCCAACCATCAATTCCCTAGATCCGTCATTCTTACGGTCAACCAGGACGTTCAAATAATCTTGATATCGGTTCTCAAGTCTGATTGGAGATAGGGATTCCTCACGGTCACGGACAAGGTCATCGACATAAAGGTATCCGTCAGATGAAACGTCAACCGCACCAGTAAAGGTTCCTTCAATACCTCGACATGTCAATGTGGCAAATCTGTCCGGCCTGTCAAGATTGATTTCCTTCTTCTCTGCGGATTTCCGCTGAAGTGTGGCTTCTGGAAAGATTTCCGCAAATGTATATTCTGGAGTGCCGATGAGATTTAATGCCTCTCCGTAAAAACCATCAGCCAGGATTCCAGAGTGGCCAGACATCGCATTGTGGCTGTTTGGCCTTTTGCCCATGATCCATGACATGAAGAAGATGCACAGAGTGGACTTTCCTGTTCTGGGTGGCATTGAGATTCCAAGAAACTTATATTTGCCGTCCTCAAGATTCTGTAACTCATCGACAACGATTTTTAAGGTCTTCCGTCTGGGAAGATAAAACTTCTTCTCATCAGCACGGTTTTTCTCCATGTAGACCAAGTAGGATTCGAAATTGTGCGGAGCCTCGACCTTGTATGTATCCCAGATGATATCGACAAAGCCCTCATCACCTGTCTGCCCTGCCATATACTTTGCCATCTGCCGGATATAGCCACTCATGTTCATTGCCCAGTTCCGGTCAGAATCAAAATATCCGTCATTGGAAAATGCTCTGAGAATCTCGACAGCATCTCGCAATCGCTCCTGATCACGCATATCACCGCCAAGGATGTCATGCATTACTCCGTAATAAAATGTGATGGGCGATTTTGGCATAAAAAAAGACACCTCTCTCAATTGAGATGTGTCTCCTTACACGTTACCCATGCCCCTTTGCATAGGCCATCGGTTTTACAGTTTTCGCTTATCTATAGACAAAATGGCTATCCCACTTGGGGTTTTGCGGATCTCAACATCCTTGCCATTTTTGATGGTCTTTGCTATCTCTGGGGCTTTCGCCACTATATCCGCAACAATTTTCTTTTCGGTTGAATCCATTCAAACTCCTTTGGGTTGGGGCGGTGACTAGGTCCGCAGCAATTCTGAAAAGGGTAATCATGGGAGTGGATAGTTGTTTTTCGGAGGCAACTGATTGACAGCAACAACACCACGGCCTAGCCACCATAAGCGATGCAATCGGGTTTGAACCGATGTCTGATGGCAACCACCATCCGTCTTGACCGACCTGGACCATACACCGCTGACGGTTTGTTTTCCTCAGACTAATCCGTCAAACGTCTGCCCGTTGGGATTTTGCGTCTTGCAAGACATTTTCCGCTACCAAAAACGACCGCATATCAAAACCATGGAGCGGACGGCATCGATCTCATGCCAGGGTTAGTGGTTTTACATTTTGTGCGCTGCGGTAAATCCCCCGAACAAGTAGTGAGCCTGGACGAGGGGGCAACTGGGTCTGCGGAGTTGACCAAAGTTGCAATTCGGGTTTCCCCGATCCCCACCGGAGCAGTTGACACTCCTTTAATCACAGCCATTCGCCGTAGTGGGGTTAGAAAGGAGTAATTCTTATGAAACCATCAAAAATCCGCTAACCAGAGGAGATTGACGAGAAGAACTACACCAGACGAGGATGGAATCGAACCATCGAATCGAGGAGTCAAAGTCCTGTGCCTTACCGCTTGGCTACTCGCCTTGCAATACCTTAAAACAGGTTCCGTGAATTGTAAATATCGCTTTTTTGTTTTTAAAATTTTTTCGGAATCCGTAAAAGCTAGTAGCTTATATCCCTATATTGGGGTACTACCCTCTCTAAAGACTATATATATTATATCACTTGCTTTTATCGCTTATTTTTTTCAAGCGATAAAATAAGAATAGATAAGTACTGTTGAGAAGTAGAATATATAATATTAAAGAGTAAGTAGTAGAATAAATAGTATTATCATTAGAGTAAAGTAGGTCTTTTTATTAAAGTACTAAGTAGGTATTTAATGATAAAAGAGGTCTTTTTTATTTAAAATACTAACCTTTTATTATCAATGGTAAGTATAAGTTAATAAACCCTTTTTTATTTTTAATTTAGTAAATGTAAATGGAAAAACCCTTTTTATTTAAAGATACTCTTTTTTATTTAAAATTTACTCGAGTGGCTCCTCAGGGCCAGGATGCGGTGCTGGTGAAACCCCTGGGGGTATTGGTATCGATTTTCGAATGAACAAAAGAACGGCCAAGTCGACATAATTTTTTTGTGAAAATGATAGCATGCTATTAAAGCGGTAAAATTTTTCAGTCTGTTTTCAATCGCTTTTTAATCAAGGCAAACCACGCAAGGCACACCACTATTTAAGCAAATAGGCCCCCAAAAACCGGCGAAAATGCGTCTTGCATGCTTATACAAAATATTGCATATAATTGTGACGTTATACATGCATAATTGCATAGCCAAAATCAAGGCAAAATCGGAAGTGCCGGAAAGCCTTATGTACCAACGGTTTTCGCTATTTTGCCATTGTTTCCAACTCTTCGGAAAACTATTGTTTACCGCATAGTTGACTGTATATGCACTAACCTGGGCCGTCATTCGTCAATAATAGGCTTTTTCGGCAATGTAGCAGCCTTGTATTTTTCGGCAATTGCTGCAGCCGTAGCGGATCTGCTGTCATTTTGCGTTATTGCAATGGTTGCATTATTCCATTGGTAATGCCGGTTCAATATGGCAAGGATTCCGACAGGATTCTTGTTTCCGGTTGCTAGTTTTGCAGAAAGACTTTCTTCCCTGGCTTGCCGTAATTTTTGATATACTCGATAACTTGCCGGGCTTGTTTTCTCATTAAACTTCCATTCATCAATAGTATCATTAGTAATACCAGTTAACATATAGAAACCCATAATAGACACTTCTTTATCATATACACTACAATAATATATATATATATCAGCTATATTAAGTAACAATTCATAATTGTATTTATTGAAATTTGTATTAATAACTTTATCACTATGTACATTTGGATTTTCTATACTGTATATGAGATCCTCTTTCAAGTTTAATGTAGAAGTTACATTTTTCCTTAGATACATTAAACAACCGTTCCATATGTTTTGAGATGCTTTACATATATATTCTTCTGTTAATGGTTCCGGATAGCACCTATTACGAAAAAACTCATGTATATATAGATCCAGGTTGTCATTGTATACTGTCAATTCCTCGGTATAGTCTCTTTCCATAGCTTGTTATATCTCCTATTGTGGGCCGGTCCGCATTTGCTTTTATAATCCATTTTGCAGCCGTTTTTGTCAATGTAAAGGCCCATGCACAGCTATTTGCTTTTATACGGCCCTACAATCGATTTTGCGGCCACTAGGCTATAGGACTACATACAAGCCATAAAAACGCCATATAAAGCCATATAAAGCGAAATACAGAAAATCCTTGTTTCCCGGCATGGGATCCGCACAAAACCAGCTTTATTTATTGACGGAAAAAGGCACAAAAAAAGGGACCGGCGAAAACCGGTCCCATAATTAGCATATATTTAATTTAGTGGAAAATATGCGCTGTTAAGACATCCATAACGCTACAAAAGATAATGCTACCAGGTAAAAGTAAAAGTATGAATTCTAACACGACATTATATCTCCTTTATTACTTTAACAACTCGCTAACTTCAAATTTTGTAATATGTTTTCCGTTTGTATAGCAGCGCAAACAATTTAAACATGACCTTGCGCCGCAATTAATTTCTATTCCATGTGCAAGCGCGTATTCCGGCGTATAAACCGTAAATACACGGTTAAACAGTGCGAAAATTTCATTATCTGAAACTTTTGTTTTTTTGTTAATAAGCGGACTTGATAAAATCAAAATCAGATTTTCCGGTTTACTGTTTACGCCGTTTATCTTTCTTTCTTTACGGAAAAAGTAAGGGTTTTTTGTCCAGGCCGCAAAATTAACTAACGGATTTTTCCGGCAGAAATTGTAACAATTAATTACGGCGTTAACGCTTGCAAAATCTCCAAAACTTTCAAAACGGAAATACAGTGTATTTATAGCCGGGATCCAGTCGGAATGTATAATTCCATTATTCAAAATCTCAAAATTTTTAGCTAACGGATCTTGCATTGACGTCTGATAATCTTGTTGTGCATCCGAAAAACAAAATCCGCAAATGCTAATGTCTTGACGTAACGGATTTTCCACCAGTGCCTTTTTAAGGGCCTTTTTTGCTGCCTTTTTTGCGTCTTTTCCGGTTGTCATGTCAAAATCCGGATCCACTTTTTTCAAGGCGTTTTCAATCTTTTTCGGACATAATCCGCATTTGCAAGTGGTGGACAAACTCTGCATCCCGGACATTTTTCCCCTATGATTGACTGTAAAATGTAATCCGCACTCGCTCAAAAAGTCAACCGTTACAACCGGAACCACCTTTTTCCACTCTTCCGGCATGGGCTTATATAAAAGTCTGTAGTTTTCCTGGACCGCTGCTATAATGGATTTTTTGCTAATTCTCTGTG